AACTTACTCTTCAACAAAACCCCCATTACACCCACAATCGCGGTCAATACCACGTTCCAGATCATCATTTCCACAGGTCAGCACCTCCACCTCTTGCGAGCCTGGCGCAACCTGCTGTTGGGGTCCTTGGCTGCTTCTGGAAACATCTTCATCTGGCCCTCTGATCGAGCGCAGTACGAAGCGCGACGCTTCGCACGATCCCCGCTCGGGGCTTTCTCCGTGACTGCGGTCTGTAGCTTGCTACCCGGGTTGGCGCGGCGATAGGCCTGCACGCCCTTCTTGGTCATGCCCGCGCCAGACTTGGTCGAGCGGAAGTTGCCGCTCTTGACCGAGGTCTTGATGCCCATGCCCTTCTTGGTAGCCATCACGCAGGCGCTCCGCCTTCAAACAGCAGCGTCACGCTGGTGATCTCAGCCGAGCTTACCGCGATGTAGATGCCGTCGTCGAACAAGATGCCCGTGTCCGGGATGATCAAGTCCTGCGAACCCGCCGATGCGGGGGTCGTCAGCGCCAACTTGGTTGTACCGCCACTACCGCCGCTTTTCAGCGACAAAGTGGCAGGCGTTGCCGTGTGCGTGAAGTAGACCCCCAGCAAGCGGGCACGGCCATTGACGCCCTGCGCAGAGGTCGTCTTCTGGACTGCCTGGATATTGCTGAAGCTCATAACGACCTCCGATTAAGCGAGGTCGCGAGCTTGCAGGTACAGCACCGTGACAGTGGCAGCGCCAGCAGCGCCGTTACCGTTTTGAGCGGTGAAGTCGGCCAGCACTTGAATGTCCGTCGTGCCCACGTCAGTTGCCTCGGTGTCCAGCGTGCCACGCGTGGTGCCAGCGGTTTTAACGCTGGTGCTGGGGATGAAAGCGTCGGCATCGGCAGAAGTGCCCACCACGACAGTAGCGGTGCCGGTGTCGTTGTTGGCAGTCGTGACGTTCAGGATGACGTCGATGATCTGCGAGCCTGCCGGGATGGTGGCTACGACCTGGTCGGCCGCCGAAGCGCCGATGATGTCGATGACAGCGGACTGGGCCATGACGGCAAAACCGACGTTGGCCACGTTAGTGCCAACGGTTGTGCCGGTGGTCTCTGGGATAGTACCGGCTTTGATTGGGCCGGAAAAGCGGGTCTGGGCCATTACAGGGCTCCTTTCAGGTGGTGATACTTTAACGCCAATTTCCGCACGGAGCTAGTGTCTGTCTCAAGGTACCGGGCCCGTGCGGCATAGGACCAGTCTGGATTGTCCAGGATGAACTTTAGCTTTGCAACGAACTTTGGGTCCGCGTGATAGCGTGCCATTTGCGCTCTGGAGAGCGCCTGCTTGTACTCCGGCGACTGATAGTTGAAGGTGGCCGCACGTCGGCCGAGCCGTATCCGCTCTCTAATCTCTGTGGAATGACGCTTGCCGCGCATAGGAGCCTTTGCAAAATCAGAAATATTGAGCACGGCGGGCTCATCAAACCACGCTTCCCCACTTAAAAAGGCCTCTTCCAGTGCGTCCAGTTCTTCGGGGGCTTCACATTGGACCTCAATCGCCCCGTAAAAATTAGACTCGCCGTACCGATTAAATGACTCTTGCAAACGACGATTTGGATGCTGGTTCCACCGAAGAAGCCGAAAATGCTCTTTAATTCTTTTTTGCATCCGCCGGGACTGACCGACGTAGCACTGGCCGGTAACGTGGTTAACAATTCGGTAGATGCCGCAAAGGTCTGTTTTATATGGCATGCACAACTCCTGTTTATGTTGTACTGCCTATAGTGTAGCGAAAAAAAGGGGCCCGAAGACCCCTTTTTCCGGCCGAGAACCCCCAACCTTTGCCTCTTAGGCTCCGGGAGAGCCGAAGATGCCGCGAGGATCGCTGAAGCCGAAGCTGTAGCGCTCGCGAGCCTTGTAGCGGACGTTGCCGGTATCGAAGTCGCCCTCGAAACCAGTACGCATCGCCACACGGGAGAACATCTTCATGCCGTTGGGCGCGTCGGTCTTGAGGAACCAAGCGTCCGGGTCGGTCAGGAAGTTGTTGACCACGTAGCCTTGCGGCACCATGCCCATGTTCCGAATGGCATTGATGTCATTGTCGGCCGTACCCACACGAAGCGTGGACTTCATGATACGGTCGGCCGTGAACATCAGTTCCTTCGGAATAATGAGCTTGAGGCCCTGGACGGCGATCTTCAGGCCCCGTTCGTCCGTGAACGCAGCAATGTCAATCAGCGCCTGCTCCAACGAGGTCTCCGACAGGTCTGCCGGGGTAGACAGCTCGTTCTTGAGGTCCGGGCCCGACAGGGTCGGGTGATCCAGAGCACACAAGGGCTTGCCGTCACCACCGATTGAGGTGTCGAAAGCGCCGTTCAGAACCGATGCAGCCTTGATCTGCTTGGTCTGGGCCATGGAACGAGCCAGTGCTTTGGTGTAGCGGGCCGAGAGGCGGTCGTAGAGGTTGTCCTCCACAGCTTCTTCGGTCAGCGAGAACGCCAGGGCGATGGTCTCGTGGGTGTAACGAGCGGTGTAGACCTCTTGTGCCTGGTCGTAAGCGACGCCAGCACCTTCAGACTTCACAGGAGCTTCAGCGAAACCCGACTCCATGACCTCTTCTTCAAACGCGCGGTCTGAAGTTTCGATCGAGTAGATTTGCTTGTGCTCTTCGTCGTAGTTCTTGTACTCAAGGCCAAACAGAGCATTGAGGCCAGGCTCAAGCTCTTTGACCAGTTGTGCGCGGGAAATTGCCATGACTCAGCTCCTTTACTGACCAGCAACACCGGCACTGCCGTACAGGTGCTCATTGATCTTCACAACAACCACGGTGTAGTTCTCCGCAAGGTTGTTCCCGGGGACGTCCCACTTACCAATGAGCTTCAGATTCAGCGCAGCGGTAGTGGCGATCGTGGACGAGTCGAGCGTCATGGCCGACAGACCAGTCGTGGTGCTACCCGTAGTGGAAGCGGTCACGTCTGCGTTCTTGCCAAAGTCCGCCTGCACAGCGTCTTCATCACACTGGATGATGAACAACTGGCTGGGATCGTCAATCACGTCGGCCTGAATGGTGCCAGCGGTGATGTTGACGGAGCCCGGATAGAAGTTCTTCCAGGTGGGTTTGCCCGTGGTGGGGTCGATGTAATACACACCATTCAGAACGCCCACTGCCGCAGTATGCGTAGCAGGATCGAACTTCAGGATGTAGCCGTCTTTCAGGGTGACGAGGTCGCCCTGGAAAATTGCCCCGGACTGGTTATCAGCGATCTGGTAGCCGTACTGCTTTTGAGAGCCGGTAGCCGACAGATTGCCGAGGGGACGCAGACCAAAGGGCTTGTTTACGTTAGCCATTTGATGGTTCCTTCAAAAAGTGAATTCACTGGCCCTTGTTAGAGCCGCCGAATGAAACACGGGACCTGCGTTCGGGCCGTTGAATGACCATGTTGTGATGCGCATTGGCTTTCAATAGCTCGTTGTCCGCAGCCTGCATTTGGTCGATCGCTCTGGTTTGGTAGTACGCCTTGCGCTCGGCTACCGTCTCATCCGGGATGCGTGCCAGCAAGAGACCTCCCACGCTGATGACTCCAGCGTGTCGGCCATCTTCAACCGTCGGGACGTGATAGTCGGGGTACTCATCACCGCGAACCAGTTCGTACCCCTCGCGGAGACGGCCTGAAATGTTCGATCGGTCAGCAATACCACCGGCTTCAGCTCGAATCCAACGATGCTGATATCCAGGGGGAGCGGGCGGGGCATCAAGTCGGGAAGGCGGAGCCCATGGACGACGGCGCGCATCCTTTGCACGAGATTCGGCCTCGCGCGTAGTGCGATTCAAAGAGGGTAATTTGGCGTCGGTCATGTCTTCACTCCTTCACGTACTTGGCGTATTCCTCCAGAGGAACACCCAGCTTTTTGGCAATTGCAACTTGACTTGGCGTCAATTTGACAGTGCGGCGTGCAGCTTGGTTTATCCCACTTGAGCGGGAAGCAGGTGCCACGGTTTGCTGCACGGTACGCGTGGCCCCACTTTGCGCGAACCTTTTTGGGAAGGCGTCGCGAATCCTTTTGTCTAGCTCATCATAGTACGTGTCGGAGCTAGGGTCAACGCCCTCAACTTCGATCAACTGGCGGTGAATTCCCCACGCGGCGTGGGTCATGACCGTATCCCGTCCGTACCAGGAGTTCTTCTCTACCCAGTCCTCGACCCGAGGATCAAGCTCCTGGGGAGCCTGGCGCTGGGGCTGGGCCTGCTGCATGGCGGCCTGTTGGGCAGCCTGTTGCTGCTGGTAGGCCACCTGCTGGAGGTATGCCTGCTGCTGCGCGGTCTGGGCCTGGATACTGGTCTGCTCGTTAGTGAGCAGGGCCAGGCGCTGCATGGCCTCGGTTTCGGTATCCACGTCGCCCTCTTCACGGGCTTTGCGGATGATCTGCTTCAAGGCGACGGCCTGCGTCTCAATCCGGCCGGTGGCTTCCGCAACACGCTGCTGATCAGTGTTGAGGTACTGCTGCTCCAGTTGCTGGGCCCGCGCCTGGACGTTGCGGGCGTACTCCAAAGCCGCCTGTTCGCGGCGCTGGGTTTCGCGTAAGCGGGCTGTCAGCTTGTCGATGCGCTTTTGGACGCCGTCGCTGTACTGATCCACTTCGCTTCGGTTAGCGCCAGTACCCTGATCGCTTGGGGCAGCAACGGTCGGAGCCTGGGGCTTGTCGACCTGTTGTGCGGTACCGTCCTCGCTGACCTGGACGGTGGCAGGATTTTCGTCCTCACCAATGTTGAACTCCAATTGTTCTCCACTCATCGTGCTCTCCTTCACATGTGCAGAATATCGCTAGGATCATTGACCACGCCGAGGACTTCATCGTCATTGATGAAGCGAATCTCACCGCCGTCGATGGGAATGCGCGCGCCCGCGTAGCGCCCGAAGATGATCCAATCACCTTCCTTGCACCACGGCCCGGTGAAGAACTTGTTCGCGTCGGCGTAGGCAAGATCACCCACCTTCAAGACGTAGCCACACACGGTGGCGAGCTGCGTCTTGCGCTGTGTTTCCTCGGCCAGGACAATACCGCCCTTGGTTTTTTCCGCCCCTCGGTAGGGCAGGATGGCGATGCGCCAACCCGTGGGCTGTGGGATGCGCGCCATGACGTCTTCGTGCAGCTTGTCCGGGGCAAACCCGGTCTCGGTGTACGCGTCGTCAAGCGTCGGCTGTTTGGCTGCCGCTTCGTCGCGCCATTTGCGCTCCAATACGGTCAACTCTTCGGTCGGTGCGTCAGTGACTTCCATGGTTCTCCTTTCAGGTGAGTAAATCGTCGTCTTCCGTGTGCTTCTTTAAGAGCGCTCTCACGGAATCCTCGACCATCTTCAGACCCTCCAGGCGGCCCATCATGAAGCGATAGCGCTCCATGTCAGTGATCGTGCCATTGAGCACAATCTGCTGAGACTGCTCCTGTAGCTTTCTGATTTCTCTCAGAACTGCATCTGCAAAATCGAGCATGGTGATTCCCATGAAAGCAGCCGATTTTCCGCATCGGCTGAAAGCGGTAGTACCAGGTCAGTATATCTTAACGGGCCTGTTACCGTCCTTCTTCTTCACAATCATCGAAGGTCCCTGTACTCCCTTGGCCTTCTTGATGACATCTCCGCCCTTGGCCATCTTGCGGGCCTTTCCGGCCTTTTCGTAGGCAATGGCGGCGGCCTGCTTGACCGCTGCGGACTTACTGGCAGGCTTGCTGGTACCGATCTTTCCGGTGTCCTTGTAGGCCCCGACCATCTCACCAATATTGGCGCTGATGACCTTGCGGCTCGATCCCTTTTTAAGCGGCATTTTGTGCTCCTTGAGGTTGCATGGTTTTGATCTCCTGCAGGCGCAGGCGCTGTTGATTGATCTGGTTGTTGTTCTGCATCTTTTGCTGGTCCAGTGACAGGCGCTGTTGATCCACACTGATCTTGGCCTGATCAGCCTTGGAGCGCTGTTCAATCTCCAAGCGCTTGAGACCGATGAGCGGGTCTTCCCCGCCTTCACCAGAAAGCTGGTTCTGCAGGTCCCTCATCTGCTGGAGATAGACGGCAACCTTGATCGCCACCATTCCCTCCTTCTGGATTGCTGAGACCAGGCGATCCGGGTCAGTACCATACATCTTGAAGAGGTCCGCTTCCACATCTTCTTCCGCCTTGAGTCGAATGTGCTCCAAGATGTGCTTCTGCAAGGACATTGCCGCGATGGGATTGGCCTGCAGCATGGGTGACATGCCCATGATCAAGTGCGCTGCGATGTGCGCGTCATGCTGTTGGCCTGCAAAGGCCTTCAGGTTCATGTTGTTGAGCACGTCGGCGTTCTCGGAAGCCGGGTCGCGGGGCATGTTGGTGTTCTGCGGCAGCAAGATGCCGTCGATGTCCCGCACGTTGAGCGCCGCGTACATGCGGTAGTACGCCTCGTACAGGTTGTGCATGTTGGGCGCGCTCTGGGCGAGCTGCAACTGCATCTGGGCAAGTTGAATGCGCTGTGCGGCACTGAAAATGTTGGGGTCGGCCACCGGTTGCACCGACACCATGTTGCTGAAGTCGGCCCGCTTGATGCGGCGGCTGGCTCCAGGCACGTCGTAGGGGTACTCGTCCGGCAGGTAGTGGGCAAAGCCCTCGAACAAAAGCTGGAACTCCAGCCCCTGGGCGTAGTGCAAACGCTTGTGGATGCTCGACATGACCATCGAGCCACGCTCCAGCAGCGCCAGGGTCGTTCCGACCTGCGCGTACTGGTTGCCGTCGCCCACTTGCATGTCTGCAGTACTGGTCAGGCGCTTTCCGGCGTCCACCAAGAAGCCCAGGAGGGCAAACAGCACCTGGCTGGGCTCCTTGTAGGGCAGCGGCAGCAGGGAAGCCGACAGTTCGGCCCCGCCCGCGTCGATGTCGCGCCACTCGCCCGGCTGGATCGGGTCAGAGTCGTCTGCGATGCGCGCGCCCTTGGCCTTGAAGCCCGCAGGCAGGTTGGCAAGCGTGCCTGCATCGACCAACTGGCGCAGGGCACTGGTTGCGGCCTTGGACAGGCTGCCAATCAGGTGCACAAAGCCCAGTCCATACGAGCCAAGGCCCTCGACAAGCACGTAGTGCACGAAATAGTTACGGCGCTCGTAGGTGTCGTCGTCCTTTTTCCAGTTCCGACGGATGCTGACCACCTGCATGCTGCTTTCATCGAGCGTGACGACGTAGGGCAGCTTGATCTTGGTGACGTTGTTGTCCTCGTCGCGGTGTTCAAAGCCCGGGATGTCCAAATCCACGAGCTGCTCAAGCAAAAACACCTCGCCCACGTCGTCCGTGGGCTGCACGCCAACCGCTTTGTCCACCGCCTGGCCAATCGGGCCCGCATCCGTGGGTGCAGCAGAGGTTTGCAGCGGGATATCGCGGTACTCATCGGCCAACACGCGCTTGTTGAACTCGTTGGAGTCCATGGCAATGCGATGCGTCAGGCGTGGGCACTGTGACACCACGCTGGAGCCGTTGTAGGGGATGTAGACGTCGTCTGCCAAGCACAACTTGG